AGACTCTAACGGCCGTTGGTCAGTTGAGCGTTTCAAAGGTTTGATTTTCCAAATCGAGCGTGATGCAAACGTTATTGCTAAGCAAACTCGTAGAGGTAAAGGTAACGTTCTGATTGTTTCATCTGATGTGGCTTCAGCAATGGCTATGTCTGGTGTTCTTCAGTACACTCCTGCTCTGCAATCTGACTTGCAAGTTGATGATACAGGTAACACATTTGCTGGTTTGTTACATGGTCGTATCAAGGTTTACATCGACCCATACTTTGGTGGTTACACAAGTAACAACGAATTAGTAACAATCGGTTACAAAGGTTCTAGCCCATACGATGCAGGTTTGTTCTATTGCCCATACGTTCCATTGCAAATGGTTCGTGCAGTTGACCAGTTTACATTCCAACCTAAGATTGGTTTCAAAACTCGTTACGGCATGGTTGCAAACCCATTCGCTCAAGGCGCTACAGCTGGCGGCAATGCTTTAACTTCACGTTCAAACGTTTACTATCGTTTGTTCCAAGTTAAAAACTTGATGTAATATAAAAATCACCATAGAGTGATATTTGAAAGAGGCCTCTTCGGAGGTCTCTTTTTTTTCGTGCATAAATAATCATATGACAGCATTCACAAGAACCCCTCCAGCCACAGACCTATTACAACCGTCAAAGTTTATATTTCAATTTGATAGAATTAAAACGGTGCAATATTTCTGTCAGTCAATAAACATACCCGGAGTTAATCTGGGGCAGGCTCCAATCAGCCTCCCTACTGCGGACATATTTGCACCAGGGAATAAGATTACCTACAACCCTTTAAGCATCCATTTCTTGGTCGATTCTAAGTTGCAGGGATGGCAAGAGCTTCACACTTGGTACCGTGCCATTGCCTCACCAGAGAGTTTCCAAGAACGCAAAACACTTACCGCTATGGCCAACCAGTATTCTATGAATAAAAAGAATAACTACTCGGATGCCACACTAACGGTACTATCATCTTTAAATAACCCCATTCTACGGGTTCAATTTATTAACTGTTTCCCAATTACATTATCCGATATTATATTTGATTCTACTCAAAGTGCTGATGACGTTGTTAGTGCAGATGGTACATTTATATTTGATTACTTTAATTTCTTGCCTTTAACGTAAGATTATGTTATATTAAAGGTTTAGATACCTTTTTATATTATGGAAAACTTAGAACAAATACTGAAGTTGTGGGAAAAAGATGCAGATATAGACCAGACCGAACCTGGTAAGGAACTCATTAAGATTCCTAAACTGCACAATCAATATCTCTCCATTCTTACCAAACACAAAATTGCTTCCAAAAAAGCACACTTTGATTACCTGCGTATGCGTAAGGTAAAGATAGAGTATTATGCGGGCAGGATGGACCAAGAAGATTTAGAAAAATACGGATGGCAACCTTTTGCATTTGTATTGAAGTCCGATATTAGTGCCTATCTTGAAGGTGATGGCGATTTGATTAAGTTATTAGAAAAAAAAGTATACCACGAAGAAGCCGTTTCGGTTGTTGAATCAATTATGAGTGAATTGAAACAACGAACATGGCAGTTGCGTGACTATATTTCCTGGGAAAAGTTCATTGGCGGACAGTAATTTAATAATATCCAAAAAAGATGAAGTATATGTAAAGATAACCTGCGACAAATCAACCGCAAAAGAGTTATCGGAGTTTTTTACATTCTTTGTTCCTGGTTATCAGTTCGTTCCTGCATTTCGTAACAGAGTTTGGGATGGCAAAATAAGGCTCCTAAATTTACAGAGTTCCACCTTGTATCGTGGTCTTTTATATTATGTGGAACAATTCTGTGCAGAACGTGGTTATACGTTTGAGTACCAAGATGGAGTAGATGCAGAAGATGAATACTCCAGATATCATGCAGAAAAGTTTATTAAAGAATTAAATCTTCATGGACGTGGAGAACCAATCGAAGTAAGAGAACACCAAGTTGCGGCATACATTCATGCCATGCAAAAAAAGAGAGCCTTGTTGGTATCACCAACTGCATCAGGTAAATCTCTTATCATCTATCTAATCTTCCGTCAGTTATACAAATACCAGAATTTAAAAGGACTTGTAATTGTTCCGACCACTTCTTTGGTTGAACAGTTATACTCCGACTTTGCCGATTATAATAATGATTCTATGGAACTATTTCTACATCGAATCTATCAAGGCAAAGAAAAGACCACAGATAAACCGTTGACAATATCCACTTGGCAGTCCTTGTATAAAATGCCAAAAGAATATTTTGAACAGTTTGATTATATCATTGGTGACGAAGCTCACCTATTCAAAGCACAATCACTTACCTCTATTCTTACCTCTTGTGTCAATGCCAAGTATAGATTTGGTTTGACAGGTACTTTAGATGGTACCAAAACACACAAATTGGTATTAGAAGGATTGTTTGGTCCAGTTAAGAAAGTAATCACCACCAAAGAACTTATAGATAAAGGTGAAGTATCCAACTTTGATATTAAATGTTTATGCCTTAAACATGACGAAAAGATATGTCGAGAGATTAAAGAAAAATCGACATATCAAGATGAAATTGCTTACCTGATTTCATGTGAGGCAAGAAACAAATTCGTTAAGAATCTGGCGGTTAGCTTAGGTAAAAATACGTTGGTACTATATCAAATGGTTGACAAACATGGCAAAATACTGTATGATATGATTAAGAACACCAAGAACATTGGTGATAGAAAAATCTTCTTTGTGCATGGTGGGGTTGATGCCAATGATAGAGAAGAAATAAGAAGAATTATGGAGATTGAACAAGATGCAATTGTTGTTGCTAGTTTTGGTACTTTTTCTACTGGTATTAACATTAGGAATTTGCATAACATTATATTTGCAATGCCAACAAAATCGAGCATTCGAACTTTGCAATCTATTGGACGAGGTCTACGACAAAGTGAAGGCAAAGAAATAGCCACTTTGTATGACATTTCGGATGACATGAGAGTTGGTAAGCACATGAACCATACTTTAAAACATTTTGTTGAACGTGTCAAGATATACACAGAAGAAAAGTTTCCCTTTAAAATTTATAAAATTAATTTAAAATGATACCACAAAAAAGAATAGCCGTAATTGGAACAGGAACGGTTGGCATCCTGACGATAGCTCATATGTTAACCTATTTGCCGGATAATTTTACTGTATATTCAATATATGATCCAAAGATTCCTATTTTTGGTATTGGTGAAAGTACCGCAGTTCGACAAATAGAAGCCTTTTGGGAAGGTGCAGATTTTAATTTACTCGAACACGCCGGTGAATTAGATGCAACCGTTAAATTAGGAACACGTTTTGTTAATTGGAGAGAACATGAAATTTGGGCACCAGTTCAACCTCCATCTTATGGTATGCACTTAAATAATCTTAAAATTAAAGATGTTTTTTATCCTAGATTTCAAAAGAAATTCAAAGAAAGATTTGTTATACAGGAAGCGGAAGTAAAAGGTCTAACAAATCGTGATGAGTGTGTTGAGATTGAAACGGATAATGGAACACATTCATTTGATTATGTGGTAGATTGCCGTGGTTGGCCAGAATCATATGATGATTATACTGTGTTAGATACTTTGCCATTGAATCATTGTTTGGTTCAAATGATTAAAGAACCAGGAGATTGGAACTACACATACCATCAAGCAACAAAAAATGGATGGATGTTTGGTATACCTTTACAAACAAGGCAAGGATGGGGTTATCTTTATAATGATACCATCACTACTAAAGAAGAAGCTTTAGAAGATATGTCCAAAGTTTTAAACATTGAACCAGAAAATTTAACACCAAAAGAATTTACTTTTAAAAATTTCTATGCTAACAAGTTTCTTAACGGCAGAATTATGGTCAATGGAAACCGAGCAGCTTTTTTAGAACCACTAGAAGGATTTAGTGGAGGATTCTACACTCAAATCAATCGACTAATGGTTGATTTCATTTATGCAAATATGACTGAAAAAGAAGTAAATAAATACCTTGTAGATTCTGCACAAAGAATAGAAAATGTGGTTTGTTTCTTTTATCATGGCGGTTCTATTTTTGATACCAAGTTTTGGAACACAGCAAAACAAAAAACTAGTGACCATTTAAAAAATAGTGAATTATGGCAAGGAATGGTGGATGAAATTAATAGTTATGGTCGTATAGAAAAATTGAGAGCAATGGTTACACCGTTTAGTGTTCAATTATGGCAAAACAGAGATAAGGATTTTGGGTATAATTACTTCACACCAAAGGATTAAAAATGGAAAACATTCGAATAGTTCGTTTAAAAAATGGTGAAGATATAGTTGGTCAATTAATTAATGTTGATGATTCATACGATGTAATTGAACCTATGACCGTAGATGTAGAGTATCGTGGTAAAGAAGCTGGACTTGTTATGCGACATTGGTTACCAATTCAGTTGGTTAAACATAACGAAATTAATATTAAACAATCAGATGTTCTTTGTGTTTTGGAACCTTCTGCCGACTTTGCAGAGTATTATGTGAATACTGTGGAAAAAATCCATAACTTGCTTAAGGCGAGAAACCTTGTGGACGAACTTGATGATGACGAAGTAAATGATATTATGGATGCACTAGAAGAATTAGAACAAGATGGGAATACATTACATTAATGGTTTCTTTTATTACTTTCAACCAAGGACATACTCGACTATACACACTTGTCAAGCATATGTCAACAACTAATTATGGTAAATATGAATACACCTACTCCCAAGCCGCCTAAGAAGCCAAAACAATATGTTAATAATGCGGACTTTTTGGCTGCATTGGTTGAATATCAAGATAAATGTAAGGTAAACAAAAAGAACAAAGTAGAACCTCCTCCTATTCCTAATTACATTGGTGAGTGCTTTATGAAGATAGCAGAAGGTTTATCACACAAACCCAACTTCATTAACTATACCTATCGTGATGAAATGATATCGGATGGTATTGAAAACTGTTTAATGTATTTTTCTAATTTTGATCCTACCAAGTCCAAGAATCCGTTTGCTTATTTTACACAGATAATCTACTTTGCCTTTCTACGAAGGATTGGTAAAGAGAAAAAACAAACTTATGTTAAGTATAAAGCCACAGAGATGATTGGTATACTTGATGAGTTTGAAATGCTGGAGTTTGAAGATGGTACCA